GTCCAGCCCCTCTAAAGCGTCCTCGTCCACCTTTACGGGTACTATTACCTCGTCCGTGATTGCCAGCGCATTTACAACATTAAGCCCAATATCCGGCGGGTTATCAATGATGCAGTAATCATACTTGCCGTATATGGTGCAATCTCCGTAATACTGCATCTTTGCATATACCAGCGCTTTATATCTCTCTATCTGGTTTTCGCTGTCCTCTTTGGTTAAATTCCATGTAGCCCCAAATAATGACATATTCGCCGTTACAATGTCGATACCCTCATACTCTGTATGCTGTATCAGCTCGTCTGCGTTTTCCCAGTCCCCAGCCAGTAGCCTTGTAACTGGTGCTACGTTCTCTGCATCATATCTGCTGTACGCCTTGCTTAAGTTTCCCTGCTTATCGTTGTCAATCAGCAGTACCTTATAGCCTCGCCTGTAAAGCTCATACGCCATGTTTGCCGCTGTAAAGGTCTTGGCTACGCCGCCCTTTAAGTTCAAAATGCTTATTGTTTTCATTCTTTGCCTCTCTTTCCTGCGTCGCCCCTAACGCATGGTTACTGTTTCCTGTTCTTTTGTAAGCTCGTCTGAATGTAATAAATACTGTTCTATCAGCTGCGCTGCTGGCTGCCAGCCGTAGCAGACGGCGGTATAATAGCCCTGCTGCCGCAGATACTCTAACCACTCTTTCTGTTTCTTGGTCGTCGTGTTCTTGCCTGCCTTAAGCTCTATGTAAAGCCCATGATACCCAGCCCTTACAGCTGGTAGCATAATATCCGGCACACCAGCCTTTACGCCCTGCCTCTTAAGTGCCACCGCTGTTGCTACATCACGTTTGCCGCCGTTTGGTACGTGATGCATATATTCCAGTTCTGGCATACGCCCCGTATTGTACCCAGCCCAACTAAATAGCGCCTCTTGGTGTCCGCTCTCGTCGTCCAGTCTAAAGTTTCTCATTTTCTCGCCTCGCTTTCTGCTTGTATTCTACGTACTGGCAAATTCTGAAAAGCAGCCCGTCCCTGCTGCTACCTCTGGCTGCCTCTACCGCCAATATGTCTATTGTCTTTCCTTTGGTTGTCTGGCTGCCGTTTTTTACGTCCCAGCGGCATATATCGTAATATCTGCACCGCAGACAGCAACTCCTACAGTTCTTGCCTTTCTGGAATAACCAGTATTTAATTTTTTCTATCATGTTTTCTGTCCTTTCTGCTGCCGTTGTCTTTTCAGTTCTCCTGCTGTTCAAAAATAGCCGCCGCAATTCTAAGCGCTAGATATGCTGCCACAATCAGCGCCAGCAGTCCGGCTGTTATCAACACTGCTGCAATAATAATGCCCTTGATTATCTGCATTTCATCCCCCCCCTATCCGTTATTTTTACTAAGGTGTATCTTAAATACCCATAGCCGTAATACTCTGGGCTATGTACTCCCATGCTCACGCTGTTCTTATCCACGTAATAGCCCTTTATTGTCTTTGGTTCTTTCTTGAAATACTCACGGTCTGAAATTATGTGATACTCTGGCTCTGGTCTTACTAAATTCTTACTGCAATTCCAGCGTTTGCCCTGTAATGCTCCGTCAGTACCTTTTTTGTGCGTTCCTGTGTACTTGATTAAATAACTTGCCAGCTCTGCATAGTTGCCGCTATCGTCCAGAGGGAATACCTTTACCCTGTTATGCCCCTCGTATGCCTTATACCAGCAACGCTGTAAAATCTCTGTGTCAATTTTATTTACTACAAGGTGGTGATGCCTCGCACCTTTCTTGCCTATCTCCATAACGTGTATGTATTTGAACTCTAACCCAGCTTTTCTGTACTCCTTTCTGCACCCCCTTAAAAATACGTCTATGTCCTGCCGCATCTGCTCCGGCGTTCTGTCCGGCTCTCCTTTCCTGCGGATATAGTCAAGCACTAAATGGTAGTCTCCATAGCCATAGTTCGCATTTATGAGTATCCTTAACTTTCTCTCTGCCTGTCTGGTGTTTACTTTCTCCTGCTCTTCTTTTGTTGGCTTTACCTTATCCCCTCTGCTAATACCTTTCTTTTTGTATCTGCTGGTAAAGTACCTCTCTATCTCTATCGTATTTCCCGCTTTTGTTACCCTCTCTACGTATGGCATATATCTACCTCTCTGTCGGTTCGTTAATACTTTTATCAAGTGTTAAAACGGGCTGTCCGCCCGTTAAATTCCTTTACTTTGCGCCATACATAGCTTATAATTTTTATAGTATTTCAAAGCTGTATAGCTTAGCGCCTATGGTGTTTCCCCACCGTAGGCGCTTTTATTTTTCATGTTTCCTGTCGCTCTCTTATACGGCTTAAGGCGTACTCATAAGCTCGCCTGTATGAGCCGCTGCAATCGTAGCTTGTGCGTCCCTTACACCCCTCATAGTTCTTGTCTGTCATACAAGCATATACTATTCTGTTTCTGCAAAACTCACAGCTATGTCGCTTTGCGTAATCGCTCGCCGCCCTCTCCTGTCGTTTTTTTTCATATTCCAGATATTGCTTAATCTCGTTTGCATCTATAATTGCAATTCCCAGCATATTTGCTGTATGTATTTCTCTGTCCATTCCCTCTGTTATGCCGTATTTCACGCCAGCAATAACAAAATCGCAGCCTTTCAGCAGCGCAAGCCCCGCCGTCATGCCCCTTGCCCGCTCTTCCGGCTTTTTGTCGTCCATGCACTGCGTCATATATAAATGCGGCGTAATAGGCGCTAAGCCCGCCTCTAATGCCTGCCGTGTCAGCTGCTGCGCATAATCTATGTTTCTGTCCAGCTCTGCGCCGTCTTTCGCCCTGTACGGGCTGCATATATAAACCTTTCTCATGCCTTTTTACCCGCTTTCTGTTGTGCCTCTGCCCGTGCCTGTTCATTTCCTGCCAGATATGCTGCTAAGCACATCAGCTCGTCTGCTCCCTTTTGGTCTATAAAATTACAATTAACGTAGCATTTGCAATACCCCGTAATCTGTAAATATCTGTCGTATACTTCCTGTGGTGTCTGGCACTGCTTTAAGCTGTCCACCATGCCTACAAGCTGCTGTATTGCCTTTATGCCTGCCTCGCCGCCCTTTCCGTGTATCCCTACTGTAATCTGTCGCATTTTTGTTGCGCCGTCTGCTCCTAAAATTGTTTTACTTTTCATTCTGTGCCTCGCTCTCTTCCTTGAACCCTGCCAAAAGCATTGTCATTGCGTCTATCGCTGTATCAAAATGTTTTCCCAACTCCGCTGCGTCAATAATCCCCTGCTTTGTGTTTCTCCCGTTCCCTTTCATTACTTGCGCTTGCAAAATGGGTTTTAACTGGCTAAGCCCATCTATGCTGTTCTCTAACTCTTCCTCACTCACGCAGATTTTTGCATAGCCCTTGCCGATATGTTCAACACTCATTTTCTGCCTCTTCCTTTCTTTTAATCAGCCGTACCGATACCTCATAAGCTGTGCGCTGTTCTCTTTCTCCTGTGGCTGCGTCAAGCACCTTTTCATACTGGCGGCTCTGATACCGTCCCAGCAGCTCTACAGTGTCGCCTTGCTGCCACTGTGCCGCCTCGTTTGCCTGTTCCTGCCAGCAGATGCACGGTAAATAGCAGTTGCCGCCTGTAAGCTCGTTTCTTATCTTTACCGTAATATCAGTAATGCGCTTGCCTCTCGGCGTTTCTCTGTGTGTTGGCTTATTCGCTATAATGCCTCTTACTGCTACCTCGTCCTGCTCTACTGCCTTTTCTGATACCGCCACAAAATCTGCCAGAATATATACCAGCAGTCTACCGTTCTGGAAGTCCTTAAGCGTCTGCGCCTTGCCTGTCATTAAAAGCCTGCTGCCCTCTACAAATTCCTGCATAACGTCAAATTCTATGCCGTTGCAAGCCTTGTATGGTACGTCCTCTGCAAATACTACCGTTACCTCGTCCGGCACGCCGCTTGGTCTTACTGTTTCCAGCTTTGCCATATAGCCACAAAACGGCAGCCCGCATAGCTGCTTAATTTCCTTAATCTGTGTAAGCGTTCCTACCAGTCCCGCTGCATTTCCCTTGATACCGCCACCTGTAAGTTCGTCCATGATTGCAGTATCTAAATCCCGTAAAAAATCTGGCTTTTTCTTTGTCATACTTCCTGCCCTTTCCTTTCTTATATGTAAATGGTGTAGTAAAGCGACATCTGCAAATCGCTAAACTTATACTGTGCTGTCTGCTCTGGCTCTAATGGTTTCATAAGCCCCAGCTCTTTCCAGCGTCTGTGCGTTATCTCCGGCACTGCTCTAAACTTCTTTACCTCATGCCCGCTGTATTTTCGGTATTCCTCGCTTATCTCATGGTCTGCAAACGGTTTGAACGTTGCCAGATACCCTACGTAAACCTCTGCTTTTCCCTCGATAATGCGCAGGCGGTCTGAAATCTCCAGCGTGCCTATAAATTCCTTTACTGTCACTGTCTGCCTCTCCTACTTCTCCGGCATTTCGTACAGTCTCGGTACTACTGCTGCAAACGGCTGTACGTCCATGCCGCCCCTTATTACGGCTGCACCACCAGCCGTAAACAGATAACTTACGCACGCTTTCTGTATCTCGTCCAGCACTTCTAAGCAGCGCTCTTTTGTGGCATACTCTCCAATTTCCTCTAAACACCCGTCACTTATGCAAATTACGTGGCGCTTTTTGTCTGCCTCTGCGCCGCCTCTCTTTTTCTTTATGTCCTCGTACTCTCCATACTCTACGCAGGCGTAATTACCGCCCAGTCTATACAGCTTTTCTTTATTCTGGCTGCGTATATATACCTCGCTCATTGTCTTTATCTCCTTGCCTCTAAGTTTTCCATTTCAGAAATGCAGTTTGACGGTATCAGCTCATAAGCTGCCGCCTCTATTTCTGTAAGCGCCTCTTTGTACTCAATGTATCCCCACGCCTGCCGTGCTATCTCTGGTACGTTCTGCCGTTCTTCAAAATTTTCTATATGTAAAATTTCATTTCCCTGCGGCTTTGGAAATGTCCCCAGTGATAACGGGCGTAAAGGGCTGTAATATCTGTTGCTCATTCTCCCGCCCCGCTTTCCTCTATCATTGCTACCCTGTTACGTTTTTCTATCCCCGTAGCCATAAATGCTATTTTCATATCTCTTTCGTTAAATTCGTCGTAGTTTCCTTTCGGTGCATCTTCTGGAAAAATCTTCTGTGCCTGTATGAAATCGTCCATAAATGTACCTAATTCCTCATAAAACACATTTCTGTAAAATTCAAACTCTAACTCTATTTCGATTTTTTGCGCTTTCGTACAATATATGCCGATTTTTTGCCGCCGTCCGTATGGTTTATATGTGGTTCTGTCTGATTTTGCGCCCATAACCTTATACATACACTGCCGCAGTAACTTTATTTCGTGCTTTCCGTTGTAGGAAAATATCGTATATTCATACTCTTCCTTTTGCAGCTCGTCCAAGGAATTTATACCGTTATCCTTAAGCAGCTTTGAAAGTTTCTTTTGCGCTGTCGTTTTTTCGCCACCTACGCCCCGCTCTGCCAACGCTTGCAGCTTTTTAATACGCTGTATTGTTTTTTCGTCCATGTGGTTCTGTTTCTCCTAATAGTATCTTTCTAAATATACTCTCGAATATCGGTACTGGTATGCTATTGCCAGCCTGCTTATAAAGCGGCATTGTGTAGCGCCCTACTCTTTTATGCACTGCTGCTGCCGCCTCGTAGTCTGCATCTGTGTAGCCTTGCAAACGCCAGCACTCACGTTCTGTAAGGTATCTGTAGCGCCCGCCGCCCATATCTATTACCTGTGCTGGCGTTCTGTCCTGCCTTGCGGTAATTGTAAAAGCACAATCCTCTATTACTGTTGCCCGTCGTATTCCTTTCTTTCCGATTGCATCTAAAACGCTCGGCTGTATTACGTCATACACTGGCGGCGCATCTGGTAGTAAAAAGTCGTTTATATCTTTCATGGGCGTTTTTATTAAATCATCAAAAGAAAATTTTTCTTTTCCCAATACAGATACTGTGAAAACTCTTTCTCTTGCTTGCGGTAAACCAAACTCTCTTGCGTCCAGTATTTCAAAATTGCTGCTATATCCCAACCGTTCCATTTCTGATAAATACAAGTTGAAATTTACCCGCATATAGCGGCTTAACACATTTTTAACGTTTTCCCATATTACGTACTTTGGTTTCCATTCTCCCATTTGTTCGATAATATGAATGGTTTCCCACATAAGGCTTGAACGTGTGCCGCTACCTTTGTCTGCTCCCTTACCTCTATTTATCCGTCCCGCCTCTGCTGTCGCTTTTCCTTGGTGTCCTGCTATACTAAAATCTTGGCAAGGGCTGCCATGTATTAAAATATCTGGTTTTAAATTCCAGCCTACGACGCTCTGCGTCTTATATGGCAGCTCGTCCGCAAACATTGCGTTATAGGAACGTACCGCCTTTTCGTCTATCTCTACATAGTCAATTGCTTTTACTGGTATGCCGATATTACGCAATGCGCAGCGTGGACTACCGATCCCGCCGAATAGCTCTAAAATCTGTATCATGTTTCTATACCCTCTCTTTTGTAGCAAAATAGTAATTGTCTGTTATCAGCATTTCTTTGCTGAAAAGACACGCAAGCCCCAGCGGTACGGTAATAACCGCTATTGTTATGTCGCCCTCTGTCGCTAATGCTGCCAGCACGGTAACTGCCAGCGTTACAAGTCCATAGGCTTTCTGCTTAATGAAATACCAGCGGCGGGCTTTCTTTTCCTGCTCCCGCTGTCGCCTCTGTTCTTTTTTCTTTCGCATATCTGCCATTGCATCTGCATAGCCTTTCTGGTATGCATCCTCTACTTTTAATGCCTCTGCTATCATTCTCTGCCTCTCTTCCTTTCGGCGGCGCTCTCTGTCTTTTCATGTGTGCCGCTCTCCTGTTCTGGCGTTTGGTTTTACCGTGCGGGCTGCTTTTCGCATTAAAAAGCAACTGAAAACCTGTTGACTGTCCACATACTTTCTGGCTGGTATGACCGCCGCTATTTTTCCACGGTATACAGATTGCAGCTATTATCCTGCTGCCCTCTGCCGCAGGCTCGCCATGCCTGCTACGCAATGTGCCGTGTGGGACTTGAACCCACGACTTGCCGCTTATGAGGCGGCTGCTCTAACCAACTGAACTAACGGCACTCGTGGCGGCTGCTGCCGCCTACTCATTAAACAAAAAGCCTTTTTCTATTAAAAACCTTATCCAATCGCAGCCCGTTACGTCGTCCCGCCTGCAATTTGTTAAAATCTACTTTTTTCATGCTCCTTACCTCTCTTTTGTTTTTCTGGTTTATAATGCCTGCTGCCCCGCTGCTGCCGTGTAGGTTTTCAATGTAAGCCCGCAGCGTTTGAACTCTCTATAAATTGTGTCCCTATGTGTTCCCAGCGCCTCTGCAATATCGCTTACGCTGCTGCCTTGCTTACTCATAGCCTCTATGGTCTGCCTGTCCTCGTAATGCAGACGCTTGTACTTTCGTTTCGCCATGTTCTATGCTCCTTTCCGTCCTCATTTGCTTTTATGGTAAAAAAATAAGCGTGTCAGAGTTTTTACGCTCTGCACGCTCTTCTTTTCTGCTGTTTCCTATAAAAAAAGAAAATCGGCAGAGGCTTTATAACCTCTTGTCGATTTTCATTCTA